TCACGACGGTTTGCGTCCCCGGAATCGCCTCCGTCGCCTACTTCTCCGCAGGGGTGGCCAACCTCTGCGTCCGCAACTACCCCCTCTCCGTGATGTGGTTTTGCTATTCGGTCGCCAACATCTGCCTCCTATCCTCCGTCTTTCGTAAATGAGTGCTTTTACTCCTCCCCCTACCCCCGATGACTTCCCGGTCAGCGTTCGGGACATCTTCATCGGCATCGTCATCGGTTCCGCATCTTGGTTGGTGCGATACCTATGCTCGCCCGAAAAGCACTCCCTCGGGTATATTGCCCGACGGACGGCTACGGCTGGGCTGACCTCCCTTTTGGTGGGTATGGCAACCAAGGGCTACTTCAATTCGGACGCAGTAGGGTTTGCGGCGGCAGGGTGTGCCGGGTATGCTTCGCCCGAATTAGTTGACGCTGGTCTTTCTTGGCTCCGAAAGCACACCGCCAAGGGTAGGACACCCCCTAGGGAGTGAAAGGGCTTCCTAGGGCATCCTAGGGGGTCTTATTCGGTATCGTACTTCGTGCCTTGGTAGTACAAAGCAGCCCCCACCTTGCGGGGTTCGATAATCCCATTGGTGACCATAGCCTTGATGAGGGCTTCCGCTTGGTCCCGCTGGAGTTTATGATCGGCCACCAGTTCCTCCAGCAAAGCCCCACGGCTAATCTTGGGCTTCGACTCGAAGTGCCGATACTGCTGGCCCACCTTGAGGAGTTCAAACCCGCCAGCCAAGGGGGCTACCTCCCAGAGTACCCGATCGTCGGCGTGTTTCAGTTTAAGGGATAGGGTAGGCTTGCCGTCGGGCGTCCGCATCCCGGCGAGCTTGCCGCGCTTGGTCAGGTTGAACGAGAACACGGGCAGGTCTTTTGATTCCCGACGGATGTTGATAATGGCCCTCGCCCAGTTCACTAACTCGGAACTCCCGATACCGCTGTACATCTGATCGGACACCGTCTGGGCATCCTTCGTCTCCTGGGGCTTCGGCTTCCCCTCATGGTGGATGAAGACCATAATGCACCCCGTCTCCTGCAACACGGGCTGGACAAGGTTGCGGAGGAAGTGGGAGCAGACCTCCTGCTTGCCAAGGTCACCGCCGACATAGGAGAGCAGCGGGTCAGCCACCAGCACATCCAATTTGTGGCGCGTGATAATCTTCCGGCAAAGGTCTACGAAGTCCTTCCCCGTCTTGGACGCTTCCGTGAAGAACTTGAGGTTTTGCTTGCAGAGGGTTTTTTCATCGGGGGCGAGACGCATCCCCGACGAGACGCCTTGGTAGGCTTCTGCAAGGTCACCGATGTCGCATTCCGCTTGAACCACCGCAATTCGGAGGGGTCGAATGACGGGTATGCCAAATAACTCACGGCCAATGGCCCATGAAGCGGCCATCTGCATGACGAAGGATGACTTTCCGATACCCGATTGCCCGGTAACAAGTAGACTCCCTCCTCGGCATAGATATCGTCCGTGGCCCACAACGTGGTTCGGATCGTTTTTGGTGTCGTAGTTTTCGAGCGTGTCCGTGCTGACCTCTTCGGGGAAGTCTTGGCCTTCGCGCCAGGCGATGAACTCGTCCCAGTCCAAGGCTCCCGTTTTGAAGGCGATGATTTTCTGTTCGTTCTCCCCACGGAAGACGCCACCGAGACGGCTCCAGCGAGACGGGTTTTTGTTTTGCGGGTCGGGTTCATGGTCGGAAAGGTAGTCATACACCGTATTACGTCGCTCTTCCCATTGATCCTTGGTCTCGGCGTCGACGCGCACCCATGCGTGGATGCTCTTGCCGCCGGAGTCGACGAGGAGGGAGATGGGTAGGTGGGACTGCTGGAAGATGGAAATCTGCTCGTCCTTCGCCTTCTTGTCGAACTCGACCAAGACATGGCGGTAGGCGGACACCGCACCGTCCGTACCCGTGAAGTCGTCGGGCGTAAAGGGGTTGATGCGAATCCAAGCCCCCGACTCCGTGTCGGCGAACTTACCAGCCCCCACGGCTCCGGGGCCGAAGAACTTGGTAATCCATTCGGCGCGGGTGAGGAAGATGCCCTTGGAGGCGGGAAACCACTTGCCCTCTTCGGTCTGACCGGCCTCGTTCGTGATGCAGATGACATCCTCGTCCTTGAAGCAGTTGAGCAGCACATCGGCGGTCGTGAACGGAGTCTGGGCGTCGGCCAGCTCGGCGATACGCTTGGGATCAAAGACGAAGCGACCGTTCGCCCCGACCCTTCGGTCATTATCCCGACCCTTCGACAGCCAGCCCTTCTGGCGTTCGTGGGGCTTGACATAGGCGTCGTTTAGTTTGTGACGCAAGTCTTTCTCTTCCCAAGGGGGCGAGCAGCGGGCGTTGAACTCCTGGAGCAGGCTCCAGGCGTCCGACCACGGAAGGTCAAAGCCATTGGCCAATATGCTGGCGGCGCGGTAGGTGGCGGGATGTCCGCCTTGGCCGGCTACGGCTGGGGGCAATTTGGCGAGATAGGCTCTCGCCCCGGAAATACGATCTTCGGTGGTCATGGTGGCTTTAGACTGGAGGAATTAGGCTTTGGCTTCGTGCTGTGCAATCCTATTCCCAATCCAAAACATACAAGGTACGGCCATCGAGTTGCCGCAGGCCTTGTAGCGCGGACCGTCGGGGCAGTCCTCCTCGGGCTTGCCCTTCCAAGGAATCTTGGACCAACCCGATTTAAAGCCCTGAAGCTTCTCACATTCTTCAGGAGTTAAACGCCTGACGGCCATGGCGGTGGCGATGTGCGGCATCTGGTCGCCAGCCGAAGCCTTGGTAGTGGTAGTGGTAGTGGTAGACGGATCTGCGCCAGCGTCTCGGCGTAGGTTGCCGGGCTGGAATGTGATGGCCAAGGCCTCGGCCTCGACACGCTCGTTGCCGGTGCGAGAATAGGGAGGGCCACTACTGGTGACAGTAGGGGCGACGGAACCGGGCATCTGGTGATGGACAATAATGTTTTGTGCATGGTGACTTGTGACGGCTGGTCGCAAGGCTTGAAGACACAAAGACGTGTCCACTTGTTTAACATCAAAGGTTCCGTTTGTGGCATCTTCCCTCATCGCAAATCCAATCGGCTCATTGTTGACAAGCGGTACATTTCCCCCTCCCGTACCAAATCGGGACACGACCGTCGGCGCCACGTCGAGAGGGCCGGTGATGCGGGAGTCGTTCGGGTGGTTCTCGTATACGATCGGCTGCACCACCGCATGAGTCGTGCGAGTATCGCCAAGGTCAAAATTGTTCAGCGTGTTTGCCGCATCGGCCAACACCCAAGTCTCGTTATCGGTGACTGAACAAGCCCGCTTGGACTTGCGGAATGGGATGGCGGCTGCCTGTGCGCCGGTGGTGTCGATGGTGTAAGCAGGGTCGCCTTCTTGTGCAATGCCCATGCCGTTCTGTTTCTTTTCCATCTCTCGTCCGTCTTGGATGGGAATAGGTTGACCCGGCACAAGATAAGCCCCGCCTTGGCTAAACAGTTCCTGATTGGATGCACCGACCCCTCCGCTGCCTTTTGCGGACTGGTTAAGGGTCGGGTGAATGTCGCCGCCCTCCCAATGGGACAGGGGTTGCAAGGTATCTTCAGATTTGATAGCCGGGATTAGTCGCCCGGTGTAGGCGTCCTGCCCGGTGTAGGCGCCTGGATGGGTGTCAGCGCAGAGCGTTCCGACTGTTCGTTGCAAGCCGCCTGCCTCAACGCTGCTTCCAGCATCGAAGGCAGTTTCTTCCCCCGCTTTTCGGCTCGCCTCAAAATCCCCGCGCAAGCCTTCTGGCTCAAATAGAATCTCTGCGGCAGTTCGCCAGTTTCCAGCACCTTGGATAGCGAGGAGGTACACTCTTTTTCGCCGCTGTGGGACACCGAAGAATTGAGCGTCAACACACCTCCAAGCGAACCCATACCCGAGTTCTGCCAACGCCCCGACGAAGGCGGCGAAATCTTCCCCTCGGTTGCTGGACAGAACTCCGGGCACGTTTTCCCAAAGGACGTACTTTGGGCGTAGGCGGTCAACCAGTCCAAGAAAGACCAATGCAAGGTTCCCTCTTGGATCGGCAAGTCCTTGGCGCAACCCTGCGACTGAAAATGCTTGGCACGGGGTCCCGCCACAGATGAGGTCCACATCTCCAGTTGCGAGGGGCCATTCGGCGTATTTGGTGAGGTCTCCATAGTTAGGTACGTCTGGGAATCGGTGTTTGAGGATGGCACATGGGAAAGGTTCGATTTCGGAGAATCCGACTGGCTTCCATCCGAGGGGATGCCAGGCAACGCTGGCTGCTTCCATGCCGGAGCAGACGGAGAGGTAGCGGATTGGTTTTCCTTGGGTGATAGGTTGGAGGACTGGATGTTGGGCTTGTTCATGGTTCATGTTATTATTGATGGCAGATGTAGCGATGTATTGATCCGTGCCTGTGGCAACAGTAAAAGTTTTGTCTTCGTAAAAAAGCATACCAGTCCCGCCCTTGCCTTTTTTAACGGCTCCGCCCTTTACGCCAGAGTAATTCCCCCCCCCCCCCCCC